AAAAGATATTTCAGTGCTTCTATGCTATCAACTCCTAATTCTTGTAAGTTTCTTACAACAATTGAATTGTTCAGGATATCTTGTGTTGAGTCCTCGTAAACAGGACCTAACCAACGCCAAAGCATTGTAATATCACCATCAGGAATTAAACCTTTAACCCCTGGTGGAATCATTTGTGCTTTGACACAAGCCATCATAAGTTGTTTCATGCGGCTGTCAAATTCAGCCATGGCTTGTTGATAACCAGCTTCTTCTTCTGGTGTTGCTTCTGGACCAGGAGGTACTGGTTTTTCAAATTGTGCAGCAGCTGCAAGAGTATCTTTAAATAACTGTTCTTCTTGGAAAATAATTAATTCAAGGCAACGACATAAACCATGCGTATAAATAGCATTAGCTTTCTTTTTGGCTGTCGCCGAGACACGACCAAATAATGATTTATATTCTGTAGCAGTAACACCAGCTGAAATTGATAATTCGTCTACACCACCTAATGATGTTCGGATTTCTTCTCGGTATTGCCGCACAAATGCATTTTGATCACCGGAAATTGCATCTGGAACAATATAACCAACTCGATCATTTGGCTCCAGATTCGCAATCACTCTTGGGACTCTAATTTGCCCATCAACACCACGGCTAACTGGATCTTGTTTAAACGTTGAACGACTTAATCCAAGGGGACTAGTAAAGCCTGAATTGGCTGCAATAGAAGGACGTTGTGCTGCTCCATCGCCGCCTGACTCCATTAAGTCAGTTTTAGGCCTGGATGATAATAAAGTTGGATTACCAAAGAACTGTAAATTCTTTCGCATGTTATTAACTAAACCATCATGGATCACAATATGATTTGCTAAGGCATCAAACTCTCCACTGCCTTCCATGGAGAACCCTTTCGGGTTATTAAAAATTTCTACGCAAGGAATAAAACGAAGTGCATTGGTAAACTTTTCAGTTTTACCTGGGACTTGTCCCATTGCATTTTCAAATGAAATTTCTCCGTCTGAATGAGTCTCTTCAATAACGTTTGCTTTAATTGAAAGTCGAATATATTTCTTTTGTCCTGGTGTTTGGTTTGGATCACCAGTTAAATTGTACGTACCAATGTCTTGAAAACCTGCATTAGGTTTTTTGACTTTATAGCTATAAATGATAACAACTTCTTCTAGCTCACCATCGACATTGTAATAAGA